CCAGTTGCGTCAGATCGCCATGCAGATGAAAGACGAAGCGCAGCGCATGCTCAAGGAAGAGTCCGACGAGCGCGTGGGCCGCATGGAGCGCAAGATGGAAGACCAGTTGGCTGAAGGCGGCTGGTACAAAGCGTTCAACGAGTTTCTCGACGACATCGTGACGTTCCCCTACGCCGTGATAAAGGGTCCGATCAAACGCAAGCGCAAAACCTTGCAGTGGCAAAACGGCAAGCTCACCCCTGTGGAAACTATCCGCAACGAGTGGGAGCGCGTTGACCCGTTCATGCTCTATTGGGCACCGTGGTCTTGGTCTCTTGGTGACGGTTTTGTAATCGAGCGCCACCGCATGACGGCTGAAGACTTGCAGGCTCTGATTGGCGTGCCCGGCTACAACGACGATGCCATTCGCACGATCTTGAACGACTTCAGTACCTCGGGCATGAAAGAGTGGCTGTGGACCGACGCGTCCAAAGCGCAAGCTGAGGGAAAGTACGTCACTGAGTCGATCATCTCCGGTGACTTGGTTGATGCTGTTCAGCTGTGGGACTCGGTCAAGGGCAGCTTGCTCATCGAGTGGGGCCTGACTGAGAAAGAAATTCCTGACGCAGCGCTGAGCTACCCATGTGAGGTGTGGTTGATCGGCGGCGTGGTGATTCGCGCTGTGCTCAACTACGACCCGCTGGGCCGCAAGCCTTACTACCTGTCAAGCTACGAGAACTTGCCCGGCTCCGTGGACGGCAAGGGTGTGACTGACTTGTGCCGCGACGCACAGTCTATGGTGAACGCGAGCGCACGCAGCTTGGCCAACAACATGGGTATCAGCTCCGGCCCACAGGTCGGTGTGAACATCTCGCGCTTGCCTTCAGGCGAAGACATAACCGACATGCACCCATGGAAAATCTGGCAGTTCACGCAGTCAGAGGTGAATGATAGTTCCGCACCCATCAGCTTCTTCCAGCCACAGAGCAACGCACAGGAACTCATGGCCGTGTTCGAGAAGTTCAGCGCCCGCGCGGACGAGGACACCATGATCCCTCGATACATGTCGGGTGAGAGCAGCCCCGGCGCTGGCCGCACATCGTCTGGCTTGTCCATGCTCATCAGCAACGCGGGCAAGGGTATCAAGCAGGTCATCAGCAACATTGACCACGACGTGATCTCGCCAGCGATTGAGCGTTTGTACCAAGACAACTTGCGTTACAGCGAAGACCCAGACCTCATCGGCGACGTGAACATCGTGGCCACGGGCGCGTCCAGCTTGGTCATCAAGGAAGCCGAAGCAGTTCGCCGCAACGAGTTCTTGCAAGTGGTGCTCAACAGCCCAGTGGCGCAACAGATCGTCGGCATGGACGGCGCTGCCGAGTTGCTGCGCGATCAAGCCAAGCACCTCAGTGGCAACATCGACCGCATCGTCCCAGACCGCAAACAGATCGGTACGATCCAGCAGCAACAGCAGATGATCGCGGAGTTGCAGCAGCAGATCGCCACAATTATGGGTGTGGGCCCAGACGGCAAACCTTTGCCGCAAGGCCCCGGGGGCATGACACAAGGCCCCGCACCAAAAAATATGCTCCCTGACGGCAGCCAAGTCGGTGGCCGTGAAGGAAACATGATGTCGGCAAGACCGAACGGAGTATGACCATGAAGGGCATTTCAGCCAACCCAACCGTCGCTGCACTAATCATGCAGCTGTTCCACGCACGTACCAACGCGCACGTTCTGCACCTGCGCACGCGCAGCTTCTCGGTACACAAAGCCCTGAACGAGTTCTACGATGAAATCGTTGGCTTGACCGATAGCTTGGCGGAGTCGTATCAAGGCCGCTACGGTATTCAGGATTACCCTGAGTTGCCCTACAAGGCAGAGTCAGACCCCATTCAGATGATTCGCGGCTTGCGCCGCTACATCGACGAAAACCGCGAAGCGATGTGCGACCACTCCGAACTGCAAAACTCGATTGATGAGATCGTGGCTTTGTTGAACTCGACTGTGTATAAGCTCGAAAATCTTTCTTGACACCCGCCGGGTAAGTTGGTATAGAATTCGCGCATGAAGATTTTTGTAGGCCATAAGCCGGACCGGAAGCACATACAAGCGTTATATCGCTGTAAGCATCCAGAAAGTGAAGCCCTGATTGCGTTGTTTGCCGCGAAACTCGAAGAGACTAAAAACTCTTTGGTCGCCGCAGAGGACCCGGTGAGGATTCACCGACTACAAGGTCGGGCGGAGGTCTTAACAGATTTCCTCGAAGCGGTTGAGAAATCGCAAGAGGTTCTCGCCCGGTTAGGAAACTGACCGGTTTATTGTCCGTAGCAAACCATTACGCGTAGGCAGACCGCAGCAGGAGCCGAAACGGAGTTGGAGCTTAAAGGAAACCCAGATGGCATTGCCGAAACAAGTAGAAGCCCAGTTGAAGGAACTGGAAAAGATTGAGCAGCAGATTGCTGATAGCCAGAAGCCCGCAAACCCAGCGCCTCCTGAGCCAGCACCCGCAGAGCCCACACCTGAACCAACTCCTGCCCCAGCAGAGCCCACACCTGTTGAGAACAAGCCAGAACCGACAGAACCTGTCGTAGCTGAAGAGACATGGCAGCAGAAATACAAGACCCTCAAGGGTATGTACGACGCTGAAGTGCCGCGCTTACACGCAGATTTGCGTGAGCTGAAGAGCCAAGTGGAGTCCCTCCGCCGCGCCGCTGAAGCCAAGCCAGCCGAACCAGTCAAGAAAGCTACGCAAGAGAAGTTGGTGACGGATGCCGACGTTGAAGCATTTGGCTCGGACCTCATTGAAGTCCAACGCAAGGTTGCCCGCGAAGTGGCAGCAGAATTCCGTGGTGAATTAGACGCCATGAAGGCCGAGAACGACAAGTTGCGCGAGCAGCTTACCGCTACCGGAACTCAAGTGTCTGAAGCCTCGTTTGAGCAGCGCCTGCACCGCATGGTGCCGGACTTTGAAGCAGTCAACGTAGACCCCAAGTGGATTGCGTGGCTGAACGAAGTTGACCCGTTGCTCCGTGGCCCACGAATGACTGTTGCTCAAGGCGCGTTTAACCGTGGCGACGCTGAAGGTATCGCACACTACGTTAGTTTGTTCAAGGCTTCACAAGCCCCAGCACCTAGCGCAGAGCAAGCTACAAGCAAAGCTGAAGAAATCGCACGTCAAGTCCAGCCGAATCGTTCTGCTAGCAGCACTGCACCCGTGTCGCAACAAGGCAAAGTCTTCACCGACTTGGACATCCAGAAGATGTTCCGCCGCGCGATCGAGTTGAGCGCCAAAGGACAGAACGACGAAGCACGCAAACTTGAAGCTGAAATTGACTTAGCCTACAAAGAAGGTCGCGTCAAAGCGTAATTCTCTGAAAGCGGGTCGAAACCCAACCTGTTTTTTATCTTAGGAGGCCAAAATGGCTGCTGTTTATCCTGTCACGGGCTCTGGTGCATTTGACACCACCCCCTCGTACTCCGGCGCTTTCATCCCCACCCTGTGGTCGGGCAAGTTGCTGGCCAAGTTCTACCAGAACACCATGTTGTCTGAAGTCACTAACACTGACTACGAAGGCGAGTTGAAGAACCAAGGCGACACCGTTCGCATCCGCTTGGCTCCTTCGATCAGCATCTCTGACTACACCGTTGGTCAATCTCTGTCGTACGAAGTCCCCACTCCTATCTTCCAAGATATGCAAGTGAACAAGGGCAAGTACTTTGGCGTGCAAGTCAACGACGTGTTGGCCTATCAGTCTGACATCGCTTTGATGAACATGTTCACCGAAGACGCTGCCAAGCAACTGAAGATCGCCATCGAAAACGAAGTGTTCTTCAACAGCTTCGTGACCGAAGGTCCTGCTGCTCAGAACGAAGGCGCTACCGCTGGTAAGATTTCTGCTGCCTACAACTTGGGTACAGACACTACGCCAATCGACCAAGCAACTCCAGAAAACGTGCTCAAGGCAATCTTGCGTATGTCTACTGTGTTGGATGAGCAGAACGTGCCTGAAGATGGCCGCTTCCTCATCATCAGCCCATTCGACCGCCAGTTGTTGATGCAATCGAGCATTGCCCAAGCCTACTTCACAGGCGACCAGTCCAGCGTTATCCGCACTGGCAAGATCGGCATGTTGGATCGCTTCAGCGTCTATGTGAGCAACTTGTTGCCACGCGGCGAAGCTGGTAAGGCTTTGGTCGCTGGTCTGTCCGCTACCTCCACTGGTGGTGCTGTGACCAACGCTAAGGCACGTCGCGTCATGATCGCTGGTACTAAGCAAGCTACTTCGTTTGCTATGACCGTGAACAAGACCGAGCCATTGCGTAACCAAACAGACTTCGGCGACATCGTTCGCGGTTTGGCTGTGTATGGCCGTAAGGTTGTGAAGCCTGAAGCCTTGGTGGTTGCCCAAGTTGGCGCTGCTAGCTAATTGGTAGCATAATAAAGGGGCCCTTCGGGGCCCTTTTTAACATCTGGAGAATTTATGAACGCCCTCGAATTGATGGAGCGCCTCGGTGGCGAAATCCTGAACAACAAAGCTCGCGCAATCGTTGATGGTGAGATCGTCATCTTGGCACGCATGAACGACCAAGACTGGGAGTTCACTGAAAAAGGCCAATCGCTGGCTAATCTGCACTCGAACCTCGCCGTGGACGAAGCCGCTGCTGAAGCTGCCGCGCCTAAAACTCGCAAGAAGTCAACACCTGCTGTAGAATCTGGCGATACACCTGCTGAAACACCAGCAGAAGAGCCAGCACAATCTGCTGCGGAATAAGGTATAGACCATGAAACCTCTGAGCGCGTTCTACCCACGAATCCTGCCGTACCTGCCCGGCTGCTCAGAGCCTATGGTCAATCAGGTTCTGGTCAACGCGGCCATCGAGTTTGCTGAAAGCTCGCTGACGCTTCGCCAGAATCTTGACCAATTCAACACGACTATTGGGCAGATTTCATACGACTTAGACCCGCCTTCGGCGCAGCACGACATTGCTCGTGTGATGGCTGTTACGCTGAATGGCAAAGAATTGTCTCCCGGCATGGCGGAGGCTATTCGCAACGATCTGACAACTGCGGTAGCGATGCCTCGCGGCTTCTACACAGACCGCACAGACAACGCATTTACGCTGCGACTCGCGCCTCCACCTGACAAGGTGTACCCTGTTGTCGTAGCAGTCGCTTTGCGCCCCGCACGGGCCGCTACGCAGCTTGATGACGACCTGTACAATATCTGGATTGATCCGATTGTGTCAGGCGCAATCGCTCGCGCGATGCAGATTCCTGACCAGCCGTTCACAAATTTTGCGCAGGCGCAGTACCTTCTTGACTCTGCGGCCAAGCAGACAAACACTTCGCGTATTGAAGGCAACTACGGTCTTGTCCGTGGATCAATGCGCGTTCGCTCACGTCCTTTCGCTTGAGGTAAACCATGACCATCGCCGCCCAATCCATTATCCGCCGCGTTGTTGAGACAATGCAGGACAACACGTCCATCCGTTGGCCTGTTGCTGAGCTCGTCCGGTACCTGAACGACGGGCAACGTGAAGTTGTGTTGTACCGCCCCGATTCCATGGTGACAAACGCTACCGTAGCGCTGGTGACTGGCGCTAAGCAGGGTTTACCTACAAATGGCTCAAAACTAATTGACGTGGTTCGTAACACAGGCGGTACCAAGCGTTCCGTGCGTATGACTAGCCGCGCTATTTTGGATACGCAAAGCCCCAACTGGTACAACCTGACTGGCGTGACTGAAGTCCTGCATTACATGTACGACCCACGTGACCCACGAGTGTTCTATGTTTACCCACCAGCAGCGGCTTCAGGCGCTTCTGTGGAGTTGGTGTATTCTGCATATCCAACGGACATCACTGAGCCATCAGACGGCAGCACATACACTGCGGTGACAGGCAACATCAGCTTGCCAGATATTTACGGCAACGTGCTTGCCGACTACGTGTTGTACCGCGCCTACACCAAGGACAGTGAGTACGCCGGTAACGCGCAACGGGCTACAGCTCACTATGGCGCGTTCCAAGCTGCCCTGACAACTGAGATGAACGGCACTACAGGAGTTGCTCCTAAAGTTGGAGCTAGCCAATGACCGAAAAAATTAAACTGGTGCAGGGGGATAATCTCCCCTACATACGGCTAACGCTCACAGACCCAGCTACTGGGGCAGCTATAAATCTGTCTGACTCCGGCGTGGCCGTAAAAATCTACTTCCGCGCGGCTAACACCACAGCTGTGTTGAACACAATAACTTGTGAAAAACTCAGCGGCGGCACCACGGGTCAGGTAAGATTCAACTTTCCGGATGGTGTGCTCGACGTACCACCGGGCCCTTACGAGGGCGAAGTAGAAATTAACTTCGGCGGGCAGTACCAAACTGTCTACGATGTTTTGAAGTTCAATGTCCGTTCACAGTTTGCATAAGGAGCAATCATGTCCGCAATGTCCGATTATCTGGAGAACAAACTGGTTGACCAGTTGTTCCGTGGCCAGACCGCACCCACAACCACTACGCTTTACGTCGGTCTGTTGACTGCTGCCCCAAGCGATTCTGGCGGCGGCACTGAAGTTTCTGGTGGCTCTTACGCTCGTGTGGCTGTGACTTCGTCACTGGCTAACTGGGCGGGTACGCAGACTGCTGGCTCTACTGCCGCTTCTAGCGGCTCTGGTGGCCAAACCAGCAACAACGTCGCTATTACATTCCCGACTCCAGCAGCTACTTGGGGTACCGTTACTCACTTCGGTATCTATGATGCTACGTCTGGTGGTAACTTGATGTTCTGGGGCGCGTTGACTATCGCTAAGACGATCAACCAAGCTGACACTGTTACATTCCCAGCCGCTTCGCTGTCTGTTACCTTCGCCTAATCGGTGAGGTAGCGGATGCTGCTGAACGGCTCAGCCCTCAACGCTGTCGCCTTAAACGATAGCGCGGGGGGAATACTCCAGTCGCTCGCAGCATCTGTAAACTGCGCGGCAAGCACAGCCGCGCCTTTGAGCAAAACTGAGAATTTAGCTGGTGTCATCACTGGCGCAGCCAGCCCAACTGCTGCTGCTTCGCTCACAAAGAACATGGCCGTTGGCGGTGTCGCCATTGCCGGTACCACAGCCCAGATTACGCTTGGCTTTGCGGTGTTTGGGTCGATCAGCTCCACAGCCGCCACGACTGGCTACGTGTCCCTCGGATTCAGCTTAGCCGCAGCAGCACAAACTGCTGTCACGACATCGTCCGCGCTCGACAAGACTGATAACATTGCTGGGCAAGCTACAACTGCGGTAACAACCGTTAGTGAAGCTACGCAGATCGTCAATCTCGCCTGCGCGGTAAGCACCGCTGTTTCGTCTACAGCCACACTGGATAAGATCGCCACGCAGTCCGCTGCGGCTGACACTTCGGCGGTTTCTGCGGCGCTTCTTGACCTTACCGCGAACCTTGATGGTGGTGTATTCACTTCCGTGGATACATCTGGCGAAGTGGATTTAACAGTTGTTTCCGCAGCAGACGTCACGGTAACAGCCACAGTCGCTGGAGCCGCAGGTATCATTTTTGAAGTAGCTGGCGACATCGTCACTCGCGGCGTGACTGTGGCCGACGCGGCGCTCGACAAGAACTTAGCCTTCACGGCTGATGCCGTCGCCTCTACATCGGCTGAATCCGACATTACAAAGGTGGTAAACGGTGAGGCTTTGGCTGTTGCGTTGACAACATCGACGGCCAGCTTGATTAACCCACTGCAAGCACTTGGCACAGTAGCGACAGCCACAACAGTTGGTTTCGCTGACTTGACCAAGAACATGGCGGTGGACGCAGCTGCTGTAGCTACCACAAGCGCTGAGAGCGACTTGACAAAGGTCATGGAGGCAAGCGCCAGCGCGGTCGCCACAACAATTGGCTACGCTACTCTGGACCTGAAGTTCAGTGGTGCTGGCATGGCTGTAGCAACATCGACAGCTGACGCGGCTCTGACCAAGAACATGGATGTCACTGCGGATGTCTCGCTATCTGTGGACGCAGCTCCAGTGGACGTCACCAAGAACCTGAACATCCAAGCACAGGCTGTGGCCTCCACGTCTGCTTCTGCATCGCTGTCTAAAAACATGGCCGCAGCTGGTAACGCTGTTGCCCAGACCGTGGGTGAGGCTGCGCTGACCAAGAACATGGCTGTGGCGGCCAACGCGTACGTCAACACGCTAGCCCTGCTTGGCATCCAAGTGCGCATGGCAGCGGCCATCAACGCGGCGGCTACGGCGTCTGGTCTGGCCACAATCAACAAGCGGATGTCTGGCGCTGGTGACGAAGTCACGACAGCCGTGGGGGCTATACGCCTCCTCATGAACATCGAGGGTATTTCACAAGCGCAGGCCACTGCGGACAGCACAGTCCTCTACATCACCAAGAACGCCGCTGGTTACGCGCTGACACAGGTTGTCATCAACGCAAACTTGTACAAACTGTACTCACACTTCGACCTTGCGGCGGCGGTCTTGGCGTCCGATGTCTATGTCGGTGTTGAGTACCAGATCGCGGGTATGGAGATCGCGGTTGACACAGTGGGTATTGGCGATTTGTATTACGCGGACATCAGTGTTGCAGCGGAGCTGGAAGATACTGAGACCATGGCTA